CGTCGGCACGGCCAAACGGATGAAGGTCCGCAACCACAATTCCGCGCTGAAGCAGTCCTGGCGGCAGATGGAGCGTGCCAGGGGAAAATATGGGCAGAACCCCAAAGAAATTCCGCCACCGAGGCTGATTTACGACTCGAATCAGGGTCCAGCGGCGCGATCGACGAATGTGAAGACCGGTGAGGTCACTTACGTGCCATGGAGGACGATTGCCCAATGAAAATCACGGAAATCACGGAAAAAGAGGTCTACGAGGTGCAATCCGAGCGGAAATCGCCGGTTTACATCGTCAGATGCGCGCTTTTGCTGTCCGAGGACTGGAATGACGCCCATCGGGTCTGGATCTGCCAATGCGAAGGATTCAAGCACCGCCAGAAGTGCAAACACCTAGAAGCTGTCCATGGGCACATTGCCAAAGGCGCGGAGAGCGCTTAATCTGGTTACGAAAGGGTGCTTTACGACTGGGGAGTCCAACATGGCGGCGGCTGAGTTCTATTCCAGCGATCTGTCTCCGACGCTGGAAGCGGCACGAGCGTGGCTAGCGCGGGTTATTTGGCAGAAGGGCGGCGCGATCTGCCCGTGTTGCGACCGATTCGACAGCGTTTTCGACCGCTCGGTCAATCTTTCTGCCGTCAAGGTTCTGGCCAGGCTGTACTGGTGGACCAACCGGCATGGCGATGGCTTTCATCACTATCGTGACTTCATCAAAGGCCAGACCGGGCGCGATTTCGCGGCATTTTGTATCCCTCTGAATCTGATCGAGCGCAGGCCGCTGGACCCCAAGAACAAAAAGCAGAAGACCTCTGGCATGTACCGCATCACCGACCGGGGGCGCGCTTTTGTCGAGAGCAAGGTGGCCATCTCGGCGAGGGTGCAGCTCTACCACAACGAGCCGGTGGGCTTCTCCGATGAGCACCAGTACATCAACGAGTTCTGGCCCGATTTCGACTACGCGGAGCTGATGGACACATGAGCGATACCAACCTGGCGACGGTGCCGATCCGCGAGCTGATCACCAGCTTCCGCAAACAGATCGACGAGCTGCCACGCGAGGCACTCTTCAACACGCTGTTCCTGACCACCATCACCAACCGCTTCGAGTCGATGGCCGACGAGATCGACGCACTCAAATCCGACCTCGCCAAGCACCAAGAGTCCGAGTTCCATCCCGACTGGTCATTGCTGGAAGCGTCCAGGGAAAGCCTGAGAGAGCACATGGCGTTGCTCAAAACTGCCCAGGCCCGTATCACTGAACTGTCACGCCTGGGAGAACACGAATGAGCAAGACCAAAGAATCGCTTGCCTACGACCTGTGGGTGGCCAACACCCAGCCCAGCCAGAACTACTTCACGGTGCTCGTGTACCGGCTGATCGCCAAGGCCGATTCGGTCAATTTGGCTCGGCTGGAGCTGGCCTTTCCCGATGAAGTCGAGATGCGGCAGGCCTGGTTCAACGCGCCCGACGAGAAGGCGTTTTTCGCCCGCCACGGCGTCAAGGCGTGAACGACTTCACCATCGCGGTCGATCTGAACCGGCGCAGGATCTACGCTCGCGGCAACGGCAGGAGGATCTATCGCTGGCTGTCCAATCGGTTCGACCTCTGGGATTTTCTGCCTCTCCCCAACCCGGTGTTGTGGATCGGCGAAGAAATCGTGGCGAGCGGTGGCTGGACGCTCGACTGGAGTGAACGATGACCCCCGAACAACGCAACCGCCTGGCCAGCTACAGTCACATGGCGATCGGCGCTTTCGTGGTTTCGGTGCCAGTCGCGTTGATCCTCGCGCTGATTGTCTGGGTACTGCTTTGAACCTGATGCAGACGATCCGCAAGCTGGACTTCGAGCGGCACATGTATCTGCTGCGCGTAGAGGCCCGCGACGGCAACTTCACGCGCCGCGATATCGACGAGCGGCAACTAGCAGGTTTGACGAAGAATGCGAGAAGGTTTCTGGCAAGGCGGGTCTGCGGCGGTTGCGAAATGCCGCTCGACCGAACCGGCTGCGGCTCGTACCTGATGCCGCCGTGCCCGTGGAGGGGCCGCTGGAAACGACGCCGCCGATGCCTGGCGACCTACAAGCCCCGACCACGGAGAGCCGCCTGATGGCTGACCAGCGACTGATGATGCGGATCACGCACCAGAACGGGAAGTACGAGGAGGTTGTGCTCGCCAAGCGCATGGGCGGCGTCTGGATCATGTGCATGCGAGACAAAGATCCGCGCACCCTGTTCGAGGAAGCACTGAATCAGGTCGTGGTCGAGGAGCTGATGCCAACGATCACGTTTTACTACGAATCCGAGAAGTGGGATTGGATCGATCCCAACCTAAACGCAACCCACGAGGTAATACCATGAGCGAACCAACCTACCGAGATGACACCGCGCCCAGCATGCCGCCGAGACTGGAGCAGTGGATCGACAATCTGACCAACGCGCACATGCGTCTGGTGAACGTCACCAACGAACTCCACGGGTTCTGCGACCGCGTCAACGGCTCGATGCCCCAATCAGACCCGGCGACTGCCGAGCACAACGTCAAGGGGCTAGGGTCGGGCATGATGCATGACGTGCAGCAGCGCATCGACCACCTGGGCGAGGCACTCGCCGCCGCCGAAGGGGCCGTTTCGCGCCTTAACAGTATCGGCCTATGAGCGACGACCTGTTCGAGCAGACCGGCCCAGATCGGCAGATGTGCATCAACGAACTGCTGCGTGAGGTTCGGGTGCGCGAGCGGCTCTACCCGGCCTGGACCGAGGCCGGGAAAATCGATCCCAAAACCGCCGCGCACCGGATTTTGTGCCTGCGCGCGGCCATCGCAATGCTTCGGGAGGGACCATGACACACGTCTACCAACGCGACGGCGTCCGCATGGTCTCGTTCAACAAGTCGGGCCACAAGTCGATCGTGCTGACCTTCCTGGCGCTGCCGGGAGGTGCCGACTCGCAAGAGCTGGCTGCGCGCACGCTGCGCGGCGGCTTCGGCTCAAAGCACAAACAGGCCTGGCACGACTGGCCCGCGCCAATCGTGACGGTTGCGTTCGTTCGTCACCCGCTCGCTCGCATCGCATCCGTTTGGAATCACCTGTTTCGCGACCGCGTCGGATACACGCCGCTGCGAAAGCACGGGTTCACCGAAGACATGGTTTTCGAGCAGTATGTGCATCAGTTGCTGAAGGTCGAGTATTCTAGCGACATGGATTTTCACCTCGCGCCGCAAGCGTTTTGCCTCGACCGATGCGCGACGAACACGATCAGCCAGCACGTCTACCGGCTCGACGACATCGCCGAGGGCTGGCCACGGATGTGTCAGACTTACGGCCTCGAATGCGAGACCAAGGTGGCCCACCACAACGATCGCAGTCAGAATTACCCGCAGGGCAGACCCTGGACCGCGTTGTGGGAGGGGCTTGAAGACGAGGCGGGGGAGCTGGTACACGGCCTGTACGAGCGCGACTACGACATGTGGGGCACCGGCAAATGAATCAGTGGATCGACAAAGGCGAGATCGCGCTGTGGCCCGACAAAGAGGCCACTGGCAAGCAACCGGTGGTGCGCGGCAAAGTGACCATCGACAACGTCGAGTACACACTCAGTTTGTGGCGCTCGACCTCCGAGAATCCCCAAGCGCCGACCTACTGGGGCAAGGTGCAACTGAAGGCGGGGGGCAGCGCGCCACCACCGCAGCAGCGGCCACTCGCACCCGAGCCGCCGCCCGACTTCGACGACGACATTCCGTTTTGAGAGGTTTCACATGGAACAATTGCAGGGCTGGGAATTTTTCGCGTTCGGGATCTTCGGCTGTGTGGTCGGGTTCATCTGCGGCGTGGCGCATTCCCGCGACTACAAGAACTGCGTCATCAAGGATCTTCAGCGGGCGCTGGATTTGCGCCTCGGCAAAGAGAGCGTCAGGCGCATGACCCGCGCCCAGTTCAACGAGGAGTCTGTGTGAGCTATAAGACCCGAGGCGGCATCGAGATCGAGGACGGCCCTGACGTTCCCGAGGGGGAACTGCACATCCTGGCACCGACCGTGAATGACGGCCCGAAGATCCAGTACCGGTTCTTCCTGGCCGACCATGCGATGCGCCAGAAGGCCGGAACCGAGTTCCTCAAGGATCTCGACACGGCGCTCGGCTCGGCGGTCAACATGCTGGGTATGAAGTGCGACTACGACGCGCTGATGAAGATCCTCAACTCGATTCGCCAGGACGTGACCGACGCCAGGCGCGGGGTCTACCACGCCGACGACATGCCGGATTTCCTGGCCGAGCTGACCGGGCAGCGGCACTGATGTTTGTCGATGCCGGTCCAGCGGCGTTCCACAAAACAATGCAGGACGCCTTCATGCTGTGGTCGCAAACCGCTGACCACGCCAAGGAAGACCGTTGCCTGGAGATGACCGAAAAACTCCACGACTGGTCTAACAAGTTGTTTATGGGGGAGACCAACGCCGACGCGCTATTCACCATGGTCGCGTTCGTTTCCGAGTGGTGCATGGCCGCGTCACGCGATACCGACACCAACCCGCAAATGCTCGTCTGTGCCGTGACGCTCGGACTCCAGCAGGGGCTGGCGCAGTACCTCGAATCACAGGACGACGATGACGAATGAGCCGCTGATCCCGGCTGGTGTGAACAAGTCGAGGGCGTGGATCAGGCCAGCGCAGCCGCATAGCGATGCGCGCTACTGCCCGACTTGCCGGTGCTGGTGGGTGCCGTTCACCACCCAGGTGAGTGGCCAGGGATGGACCCTGTGCTCGATGTGCCCGCCGTTGGTGTATCTGGACGACCTCCCGTGGGAGCAGCGGCGCATCCGGCTCCTGGGTGCCAAGAGCGATCCGAAGTACGCCCGCCTGCACCCGCTGACGTTCCACGACTATCCGCCGAAAATTGTCCACTGATGCAGTTGATTCCAGAGGTCAAGGGCGCGACGGGCGACACGACGAAGCTGACCGGGCAAGACTTCCGTCAGTCAGACTTCCAAGATCCGTCCACGCCGCCCATGCTGGTGATTCGCAACGCTCCTGTGGGCGCTCGGGTTGCGGTGTTCCTCGATCCGCCGCAGGGCGACGGCAGCAACACGCTGTACATCGGCGTGATCGAAAAAGACATCGTCACGTTCCTGGCCGATCCAGCGGCGTACGAAGATGGCGAGTTCATACTGCGGATTCGCGGGAAGTCCCTGCAGCCGTTCGAGCTGCAGTTCAAGCTGACGCCGCAGAAGCAGTCGCTGCAGATCAGCTACATGAGGATCAACGACTGGGTGGTCGATGCGGACCTTGATTACTACAACGAAGTCAAATACAACACGGGCGCTAGCCTTGACGACTACGCGGCGCTTTCAGAGTTCATCATCAAAGAACGGGAGATACACTGATGGGACAACCAATCACAGAGAACGAGGCCAGCCAGAAGTGGTGCCCCGAGGCGCGGGTGGCGCGAATCATCGACATGACCGACCACCCCACCGAAGTGGTGGCTGTGAACCGCAATCCAGGTAGCCGCAACCCGTTCGAGGGTGCCAAGTGCGTCGGCGGCGAGTGCATGCACTGGTGTTGGAACGAGGGCCGGGGTCCGTCGAAAAAGGGTTACTGCGGCTTGAGTGGCAATACCTGAACGCATCGACTACCGTAAGAAGCTGGGGTGGCGAAAGGCCGCATGTCGGGACGATGCAGTCCTCCCTTTCAAGTGTCCTTCCCCTCGAAGAGAAGCCCGTAGCGGTGAGCGACCAACTCAACTTTCGCCACCCCTTTTTTAATCGGAGCGCGGATGGCCATACAAGTCTCAATCGACCGCGACCGCGACGAGTTCACTAGACCGGAAGCTGACACGGCCCGAAAGCCGCCCCCGCGACCGAACTCCCCCTTCCCCGGTGGTGACAACGTCATCGCGCCCACACCGTTCGGCGAACTCAACGACGAGCAGCTACTGCAGCCGCCCGCGCGTGAGCGCAAGCCGAGGCGTTTTGCCGAAACGACCAGCGGCCTGCAAGTCGGGCGACGAAGCAGCATCCCGAACCCGCCGCGCGAGTCCGATATCTCACCCGGCTCCATCTTGGAGCAAAAGGGATTCATCAACATCGCCTCGCCTGACGCCCAGGCCAACGCTGGCGCAAATAGCGTCACCGCACGCAACCGAGGTGAGCTGCGCGATACCGACTTCGACGCGGCGGCGCTGCACTCAGCGGGCATCGCTGGCCTCGAAGCGGGCGCGGTCACCCAGGACGAACGGCGGCTCAGTTCGGTCAGCGTCAACATCCAGGGCGTCGGCGGCGTGAGCGTGCCGAACTTCGGCAACCCGCGCACGGCGGAAGCAGCCAATCGATTCAACGCGGTAGGCCACACCATCGGCAGCGCGGATCAGCAGCGGCGCGCGAACGCCGATCCGACACGCGCTCAATTCCAGAACCAGTTCCAGAGCGGTGAAACACTGAAGGACACTGGTGGGGCCAGGCGCAAAGCCCGCAGCAGGTTCAGGGTCACGTAGGTGGCCTGTTCAGGATGTCTACGGCGACGGGAAGCCCTGGCTCGCGCAGCAAAGCTGCTGGAGCAAAAACTCCAGCGCGGCGTAGACGAACTCGCCCGCAAGCTGGCATCGAGCCGGTCGCGGAGTTTTCTGGGGAAGACCCGTCACGCACCATCAAGATCACCATCGGAGTCCCGTCCCCGTCAGCGAACGAGTGGACGTACAAGCACTGGCGTGCGTACAGCCGGATAAAAAAGCGCTGGCTTGACCACCTGTCGATCGCCTGGCTACCCCAACGCCTGCATTTGTCGGAACCCCTACCTCGGGTTATCCTCGCCGTCGAGCGGGCGAGCATCAGACTGCTGGACGAAGACAACCTGGTGGCTGGCCTGAAACCGATCATCGACGGCTTGCGCGCACTGGAGATCATCGTTGACGACACGCCAGACCGGTTTACCCTCGGGATGATGGATCAGCGCAAAGTGCCGCACAAGGTGGAGCAGAGGACGATTTTGAGGATCACCGAGCGATGACGTTCACAGACCCTGGCCTGGCCAACACCAAGCAGGTTCAGCGCCGCCGCAAGAAACAGCGCACGGACGAGTTCGGCCTCACCGATGGCGAGCGCAAGTTCGCCGATGGCCTGCTGATGAACCCCGACAACAGCATGGTGTCGTGCTACATCGCTGCCGGATTCCAGTACAAGACCAAAAAGCTGGCGACCAAATACGCGAGCCTCGCCCACCGCCGTCCACAGGTGCAGGCCTACCTCACATTGCGGCGCAAGAGGCTCGCCGAGTGGCGTGACGTCAAGCAAGGCAGGGTGGTCGAGGAGCTGGCCAACATCGGCTTTGTGGACCCGGCTGACCTTGTCGATGAGTTCGGCACGCTGCTCAACCTCAACGACATGCCGGAACGTGCGCGCAAGGCGATCTCGCAGATCGACGTGTTCACCGAGTACGAAGGTCGTGGCGATGAACGACATGTGATCGGCCACACCACCAAGATCAGATTCGTTGACAAAAAGGGGGCGCTGGATTCGCTCGCGAGAATCCTCGGCTTTTTCAAACAAGACGCAATCGACACTAACGGCGTAGCAGAGCTGATGAGGTTGGTTGCCGAGCAGCGGGGAGGGTCCACCATTGGCCGACTCAACAGTGATGCAACTGAGCGACCAGTTCTCGGACCAGTTGTGGCGGATCAGCAACCTGTACTGGATTCAGGACAAGGAGGGAGTCGAGGTCCGCTTCCAGCCCAACTGGGCGCAGTTGGAGCTGCTGGAAAACTTCTGGTACATGAACGTGATATTGAAGGCGAGACAATTGGGGATGACGACGTTCATCGACATCCTCCTTCTGGATAACGCCTGCTTCTATCACAACACCCGCTGCGGCATCATCGCGCACACTCGCGAAGACGCGAAGGTCATTTTCCAGACCAAGGTCAAGTTCCCCTACGAACACCTCCCCGGCCAGATCCGCGACTACCTGTCGCCACGCCAGGACACCACCAACGAGTACCTGTTCGCGAACGACTCCTCGATCCGTGTGGGCACGTCGATGCGGTCAGGCACCCTGAACTATCTGCATATCAGCGAGTACGGAAAGCTGTGTGCCAAGTACCCAGAGAAAGCGGCAGAGGTCAGGACCGGCGCGCTCAACACGCTGCAGGCAGGCCAGTCGGTAACGGTCGAGTCCACCGCCGAGGGTTCCTTCGGTCACTTCTTCGACATCTGCGAAGAGGCCAGGAACCACGAGCGCCTGGGCCTGGATCGCACCGTGCTCGACTGGCGCTTCCACTTCTTCCCGTGGTGGCGCGAGCCGAGCTACCGCCTGCCGGAAAACATGGCAGCGAGCGTCAAGATGACGCGCGACGACGACGAGTACTTCGAGCACCTGGAAGCCGAGATCCAAACCAAGGTCGATCTGGGCCAGCGGCTGTGGTACGTCAAAAAGCGCATGGAGCAGGGCGAGTACATGCTGCGTGAGTTCCCCTCCACACCCGAGGAAGCATTCCGCGCCTCGATCGAAGGTGCGTACTACAAGCAGCAGATGGTCTGGCTGCGAAACGAGAAGCACATCACGCGCATTCCCTACGAGCCGCGCTTGCCGGTCCACACGTTCTGGGATCTCGGGATGAACGACGACACCGTGATCATCTTCATGCAGCAGTACGGCCACGAGCACCGGTTCATCGACTACTACTCGAACCAGGGCGAGGCGCTGTCCCACTACGTCAAGAAACTTCAGGACAAGCCCTACGTCTACGGCAAGCATTTCATGCCTCACGACGTCGAGGTGCGCGAGCTGGGTACGGGTGTCACGCGCCGGGAGACACTGCTGAAGCTCGGGCTGCGGCCCTTGCGGGTGGTCAGCCGGATCGAAGACGAGATGGACGGTGTCGATGCGGTGCGCTCGGTGCTGCCGACGTGCTGGTTCGATGAGCGCAACTGCGCCGAGCTGGTCAAGTGCCTCGATCACTACCGAAAAGAGTGGGACGAGAAACTCGGGACGTTCAAGAGCAAGCCGCTGCACGACTGGTCGAGCCACGGAGCCAAGGCGTTCGAGCAGTTCGCGACCGGCTACAAAGCGCCGCAGCAGGGGCCGAAGCGCCAGGTGCGGAAACGGGGCTGGCGCACCGTTTAGAATTGCTTGTCCTCACTGACGTGTATACAGTTCGCCTGCCAGGGCCAGGCTCAAGAATAAAAAATGGCCCAACATCCACAGACCAAAATCAATCGAGAAGGGAGCGAGTTTATGGCGTGAACGTATGACTCAAGCCGAGACTATCGTCCGACTCCAGAGCTTCGGTGAGTTCGACATCCTGTTCCAATACGTGAACGAAGAACCTGCTCTGGTCGTTCGCGCCAAACGATTCCTGCACGCCCGAAGAATAGCCTGGGTCATCACCCTGGATTCGGCGTGGAAGTATGTCGATACGGACACCGGGGATCATTCCGACTACATGGTTCGGGCCACCCACAAGATGGGTGAAATGCTAGGCCTGGGCGTTTCGATGATGACCCGCTTCAAGCTCGCAGAGGGCATCGTTAGCTGCCTCGAAGAGCTGATCAACATGAAACCCTACAAGCGGCCCGACGAAGCTTACGGTGCCGAGGTCCAGGGCGTCATGCACGTCGGCAACCAGAAGATCAGCGTTGAGGGTCTGATGGAGAATACCGTCAACCCGATTGATCACCAGTAGGAGGTCGGCATGGCACACGATATGGAAGTGGGCGTCATTCGGGAGCATATCCCGTTCGATCTGCGATCCAACGAAAAGCCGCCGACCATCCCCGACGAACACCCGCTCGACTCCGAAGCCGCCAGGGAAAAGGAAAACAAGCTCAAGGAGTGGTGGAACGAGGCGCGTACCGCCGCATCTGACAACCGCTACGAACAGGCCATCGACGCCGACTTCTTCGACGGCCTGCAGTGGAAGGATGGCGACGCCGAAGAGCTGAGAGAGCGTGGCCAGGCACCACTGGTATTCAACCAGGTCCAGCAACACATCCGCTGGATACTCGGCACTGAGCGACGGACCCGCGTCGAGTACAGGGTCCACGGTCGGGGCAAGGAAGACTCGAAGCCTGCCCAGACCAAGACCAAGCTGATGAAGTACACCGACGACGTCAACAAGGCCTCGTATGCCAGATCGAAAGCGTTCGAGGATGCCGTCAAGGTGGGTGTCGGCTGGCTCGAATGCGGCATCCGATCCGACCCGACCGACGAGCCTTTGTTCGATCGTTGGGAGTCCTGGCGCAATATCTGGAATGACCCGCTCGCCAGGGAGCACGACAACGCCGATTCGCGGTACATGTTCCGCGCCAAGTGGGTGGACGAGGACATCGCGACGGCGATGTTCCCTGACCGCGCCGAGGTGATCAGGCAGGCGGCGGTGTCACACAACCTGTTCGGACGCTCCGAGGATGACGACCTCGGCTTCTCAGGCCTGTATCACGCGCACACCCCCGGCTCGTCGGAGATCCAGCAGGGCACGCACCACATATTCGAGGATTCGTTCCAGATCGGGGTGCGCCGCAAGCGGGTGCGCCTGATCGAGTGCTGGTATCGCCAGCCGGAAAGCGTGCGCCTGGTGCGCAGCCGAGTCAGCCCCACCGACTCGCCGATCATGGCCAACCAGTTGGCGCGGATCAACGGACGTGAAGTCGCCCAGGACCGGGAGCTGCCAGGACCGCTGCAGTCCATCATCGAAAACGGCCACGCGACCGTGTACGACGCGCTCAAGATGAAGGTCCACGTTGCGATCTTCTGCGGCAAGGGTCTGCTGCAGGACATGCCCTCACCGTACCGACACGACAAGTTTCCGTTCACGCCGATCTGGGCGTTCAAGCGCGACCGCGACAACCAGCCCTACGGCTCGATCCGCAACATGCGAGATCCGCAGGAGGATCTGAACAAGCGCCGGTCGAAAGCGCTGTTCATTCTGTCGACCAACCGCGCGATCGTTGACGAGGATGCCGTCGAAGACTGGGAGGAGTTCGAAGAGCAGCTCGCCAGGCCTGACGGCATCATCAAGAAGGTTCCCGGCAGGGATCTGGAGATCGTAAACGACACCTCACTCGCGCGTGAGCACGTCATGCTGATGGAGCAGGACAAGCAGTTTCTGGAGCAGACGTCAGGCGTCACGGAGGAGAACCGTGGCGAGGTCACCAACGCGATCTCTGGCACCGCGATCAACCTGCGGCAGTCGCAGGGGTCCGTGGTCACCGCCGATCTGTTCGACAACCTGCGTCACGCGATGCAGACCCACGGTGAGAAGAAACTCAGCCTGATCGAGCAGTTCTACTCCGAGCCGAAACAGATCCGCATCACCGAGGATCGCAAGTCCGAGTTCACCAACATCAACACGCCGAGCCGTGACGAGGCCGGTGAGCTGCAGATCGAAAATGACATCACCCGGTCGCAGGCCGACTTCGTCGTGGACACCGCAGATTTCCGCGAGACCCTGCGCATTGCGATGTTCGAGTCGATGATGAACCTGATGCAGCAGCTCGATCCAGAGGTCCAGTTGCAGCTCCTAGACCTGGTCATCGACATGGCCGATGGCATCCCGAACCGCGACGAGATGGTCCGACGCATCCGCGAGCTGAACGGCCAGGTCGATCCAGACGCCGAAGACTTTGACCAGCAGCTTGCTGCCAGGCAGAAGACCAAGAGCGAAGATGCTGACCGAGACAAGCGTGACACAGAGGCCGAGATCGGCACCAAGGAATCACGTACCGCGAAAACCTATTCCGACGCAGCGCGAGCCGAATCCGAGACCATGGTCAGAGCCAGCGAGATCGCTGAAAAGCTTGCCGCCAATCCAGGTATGGCCGCTGCCATTGATGAATTGTTTGCCAGTTTCAAGGAGGAGTCCGAAGCGGCTACTCCGAACGCGAGCCAGACGGTAGTCCCGTTCGACTCGCCAGAACGTCCACCCACCGCCCTAGAGTCGCAGGAGTGACACTATGCCGCCGAAAGCAATAACCGCTGAAGAGATGGACCAACAAGACCTGTCCGACGAGGAACGGGCCGCACTGGCAGAGGATGAAGATGAGTCCGAGTCGAAAGCCGACGATGAGCCGGAAGCCGACGACAAGGACGCTGAGTCGAAAGTAGATGACAAGTCAGACGGGGCTGGCCCCGCCAAGGCAAAAGACGACTCAGAGGTACTTCCCCAGGCGTCTGATGAATCCAAGTCTGACGGGGCCAGCTCCGACCAACCCGAGGAGGTCGACGATGCCGGAAAGCCAGTTCACAAAGACGGGGAAACGGAAGAAACGGACGAAGCTGCCGCAGCCGCCGCCGCCGACGACGCGGAAGGCGAAGACGACCAGTTACTGACCGACTCCTTTCGCCCGCAGCTCGCCGCCCGTGAGATCCCCGAGGATCTCGACGCGCGAGTGACCGCCAACGCCGAGGCGATCGAGGCGCTCGACAAGCAGCTCGAAGAGGGCGATATCGATTACGCCGCGCACGCCAAGGCGAACCGCGACCTGGTGGGCGAGATGACGGATCTCAGGGCGCTGCAACGCGAGGCCGAGTTCACCAGCGCCAACAACGAGATGAGCCAGCAGCAGCACTGGGAGTGGGAGGTCGAGCGCTTCGTCGAAGAGAACGACCAGTTCAAGAGTCCAGTGATCTACGGTGCGCTGCGCGGAGCGCTCGAAGACCTGTACGCCGCCGAGGAGAACGCCGGGAACTCGTACCGGTGGTTCCTGCGCGAAGCGGCCAAGGGCGTCAACGAGGCCTTCAATCTCAACAAGCCGCGCTCGGTGAGCGAAGACGCTGACGCTGACGCCGCTGACCTGACGAAAGCCAAGGATCTCGACAAAGCGGTCGAGGACGCAGCGCCGGTAGGAAAGCCGCCTGTCACTCTGGCCAACGTGCCAGCGGCGACGGGCAACGAGGAACAGCGAGATCCGTTTGCGAAGTTGGACGACATGGAAGGCATGGAGCTTGAGGAAGAGCTGGCCAAAATGTCGAAGGCTGATATGAACAAATACCTTGATACACGGGCGCTGTAGAGGTATCGATGGGCTGGATCGCTGACGTAGAGGTAGGCTCCGAAATTGCGCTGGAGCTGTGCCCCGAGCACCTTGTCGAGGTCGTTAGTCAGCGCGTGGTCATCACCCTGCTTTACAAACGCGGACGTAGCTGCCGGGTGATGATCGATGCCCCCTCTCATGTGAGCCTTGAAGTGACACCCCCTGATGGTGTTACACTCCTCGCGAAACAGGTCTCGTGACTGTTTAATTTCCAGTCGGAGTCGCAGGAGTGACTTACTGGCCAACCCTTAGTTGGAGGTAAGTCAAAATGTCCCAAACGATTGTTGGGCTGAATGATCCCAAGGCAGTAAAGCGATTCTCCGCATTCCTTGCCGTCGACACCGCCCGTATCGGGTACTGGAGCAAGAAGTTCATGGGGACCGGCCCCGAGAGCGGAATGCCCATCCAGATGCTCCCCCAGCTCGAATCAGATGCTGGCGAACAGATCACCTTCGACCTCTCAATGCAGCTTCGCCAACAACCAATTGAAGGGGATGATGTTCAGGAAGGATCTGAGGAAAATCTGACGTTTTATACCGATTTTTTGTTTGTGGACCAGATGCGATCTGGCGTGAACAGCGGTGGTCGGATGACGCGCAAGCGGACCATCCATGATCTCCGTCGAGTGGCTCGCGCCAGACAGGCCGAGTGGTGGGGCCGCATTTTCGATGAGCTTCTGTTCATCTACATCTCGGGGGCACGCGGCGCGAACACCGAGTACATACTCCCGACGACCTACACCGGATTCGCGAACAATGCGTTCGCCACGCCCGACGCCGAGCACGTCATGTACGCTGGCGACGCGAACTCCTATGCCACCATCTCCGACAACGACCAACTGACCACGACCGAGATCGATCGGGCCGTGACCAAGGCCGAGATGATGGGTGGCGGCACGCAAGGGACACCACAGATCCAGCCGATCAATATCGACGGCGAGGAGCACCACGTTTTACTGATGTCGCCCTGGCAAGCTTACGACTTGCGCACCGGGACACAGGCGTCCAACTGGCTTGAAATCCAGAAGGCAGCAGCAGGAGCAGAAGGACGTAACTCATTGATTTTTAAGGGATCTTTGGGTATGCATAATGGAGCGGTACTCCACAAACACAAAGGGGTTATCCGTTTCACGGACGCTGGTGCCGGTGGCGCAGAGCCTGCAGCTCGGGCGCTGTTCCTGGGCCAGCAAGCGGCAGTTTTGGCCTTCGGATCGCCAGGAACCGGTTTGCGATTTGGGTGGCACGAAGAGACTCGCGATAATGGAAATCAGTTAGTGATCTCCACCAGCTCGATCTTCGGTCTGAAGAAGACGAGGTTCACGATTGACGGCACGGCCAAAGATTTCGGCGTGATCGCAATTGACACCTACTCGGCTGACCCAGGCTAGGGGCCAAGGCTAAACCAGGAAATCACCTACGAGGATTTGAAAAATGGCTACAGTAGAAACTGTGATGGCCTCCAAAGCTGGCCCCGCAATTGGCTCTTCGCAAGCAGGGCAGGTTACGGTTCAGCGAGGCACTTACGACGGAGCGATCACCGATTGGGAAGACGCGGCCATCCAGATTCGGATGGTGAAGCTGCCCGCGCAGCACGTCATCCTCGATCTGGTGCTCGACAGCGAAATTATCGATACCGGCGCTGGCGGCGCGTTCGACATCGGGATCGAGGATTCGATTCAAGATCCGGCAGATACCACCGACCTCACGTTGTTTGCTACGGCGCTTGCCGTGCATACCGCTGCGATCTTCGGTAGCCAGATGTCGCTGGCGGCAATGAGGCTCGCCCCGCAGAACTACGATCGATACATCGTGCTCACGATGGAGACCGTGTCGGCGACGGGTCTTGCGGTTCGAGTCGGCCTGACGCTGACGTCGAAGCCAGCACTGGGTGACCAGTTCGACGGCAACTTCGCTTAATATCAACCCACCCCTCCTCGATAGGTGTGGTTTGTG